ACCGACACCGACTCCTGCAACTTATTCGTCACCGTGCGAGCAACCGAGCCGGTGCTGCCTTGGGTGTAACTCTGCCGTGCAACCGGCAAGATACCCGAACTGATATTCGCCGCGTTGGTCGTATCGGTCGTGGCCGACGCTGCAAACGCAACGCCCGCCGTCTTGGTGACCGTCAGTGCGCCGGTGGTCGCCACCAGCGTTGCATCGCCGCCGATTGTGGTGCCGTTCAATACCCCTGAGTTGTTGTACTGCACCTGACCCGAGACGCCGCCAGCGAGCGAGGTGCCGATGGGGACTGAGGTCGTGTAGTTGTAGAGAACCGTTTGGCTGACCTTCAAGCCGACCAAGAACGTCAGGGTCGTTGGCGTTGTCCATGTGTAGTCGCTGCCCGGCACCATGACAGCGCCGTCGACTGCGATGAACAGGTTGGCCAGTGAGCCGGGACTGGCAGGCAGGGTGAACACCGTCTGTCCAGCCGTGGCCGTGAACGTGCCCACGTAGGCCTGACCGTAGGCTGCCAGCGATGCCAGGTTGTAGCCGGTGACCGTGTAGTCGCCGCCATTGCGGACGATGGGGATCAGGTCGGTATTCTGGGCAACGCCACCGGCGGGAAACTGGGAAATCTTTGGCACAACTACTCCATCAGGATCGGGTCGCCAACCGAGTCAGCGGGCTGTTGCATCTGGATCGCGTAGCCCTGCTCGGTGAGGATGTCGAGTACGCCTTGGGTGTAGAACCCGGTGACGCCTCGGTCGGTGCTATCGAACCCACGCCCGTTCGAGAACTGGTAAACACGGTGGTCGGGGGCGCTGAACTCGCTGCCCCACGCTCGCCTACACATCTCGTTCCAACTGAACGTGCGACTGGTGACTGGTGCGCCAAGACTGGCCGGGACGGTAGAGCGCATCAGTAGACTCCTTCCAAACCGGCTAGGTGGCGGGTGACCGACTCACGAGACCGCAGCTCGGTCAGCTCACCGGCAATGCGTCGCACCTGACCGGCCTCGGTCGAGGTGATGTGACCCCGGCCCGCAGCCACGCGCTCGATGGTTCTGACCAGTTCGCGGATCTGTAGGTCGGTGAGGTCCATTCTCATGTTAACTCGGGTTCCAAAATAGTGCTGTCGATGTATTCAGGTGGCCGGGGGTCCAAATCGTAGATCCTCGAAACGGCATCAATAAGGTCTTTTAACCCCGTGAACGGATAGTAGCCCACCTGCATCCTGAACCGTTCGGACAGATTGTACAATTGGCCGTTCTCGTCCCGCTGAACGATGGGCTTGGCAATCCGGTAGTCGTAGCCGGCGCCAATCATGCGCTTCTGCTGATCCGTTAGGTCCGGGTCGCCATCTGCCGGCTCGTAGGGCAGGTAGAAGTTGTGGCCCCGAATGTCGGGTAGCAATCTCTGTACCCGGTCATCCTTAGACCCCGGACCCTCAGCAGGCCACTCCAGCTCCTCAATGCTCAGCCCCTGCACGTTCTCCACGCGTATGCGCTCTTGGAAGTAGTCCATGTCGGCGATCGCGCCGTATCTTTCATAACCGACTTTGACGCCGATTACGCCTGGCGCTGTCCTCCATTTGGCCCACAGACTGCGCATCCCGGTCCAGCGTTCGAGCAGGTCCATCTTATGATCGTAGCCGTCTAGCAGGTACTTCTGGCCGCTTTGGTCGATGCCAACTACCGCCATCGCGGTGTTTGCTGACCCTTTTTTCTTAGACCGAGCCGGGTCGATCATTAAATAAACCATCAGCGCCTCGGGCCGTGCCTGATAGACCTGCAGGTCGTCTGGGTTGAACCAGCGTTGCGACCCTGCCAACGGGTTCTGCAACATCTGGGTGGCGATCGTCGCCTCTAGCTGCGTCTGGATACGCCGATCCCATTCGGTCTGGTTGAACAGGACTGGGCGCCCATCCTTGGTGCCGTCGTGGGTGGCGGGGTAGACGCGTGGTTGTACGGCCCCAGTGCCCATAATGTGCGCGTAGGTATCGGCAAATGAGTATCGCGTCCCGATATGCCAAACCTTGCCGCCCAATGAGCCGAGGTTGTCCGACATCGACCACGCTTCAGTCGTCTTTTGGATCTGCTCAGGCGTGCTGACCGATTCCAGTGTCACAACGTCGTCGTAGACCCTGAGTTTGAAATGCCGGGACGTCGGCTGGCCATCCACCAGCCCATGCGCCTCGACCGTGCTTTCCTTGGCGTTGCTCTTACGCTTGACGATGATTCCGTTGTCCAACGACCAACTGGGCGCTTCGCCCTCGGGGTTGGCGTAGAGAATCTCGGGGAACAGGGCCTGTAGCAGCCGGTTGTTCTCCAGCTCGCGCTTGATCTGGGCCAGAAAGGCTTTACTGATCGGCTTGGTGTGGCTGAAAATTCCCACCGTGATCTCAGGGTCGATCAGGATCTGCTGGATTATTCCGGCAAACGTAATAATCGTGCTTTTGTAGTGCTCACGCGCCCAGAGGTCTAGATGGCCGTCTGGAGCTGCCTCGACTTCCCGGCAGCGGGCATACAGCCACGGGTGCCAGGCGTCGGCTCGGCTCAACAATTTGACCAACAGATAGTAGCGGTCAGCCGTGGCCAACCACCGCATGGCCGACTTATCGCGGCCGCGATCGTCTAACGCGTCCCACGCCGGCAATACGTCATTGAACGGTAGTGCGAGGATCTTCGAACGCAGACCGTCCAACGAGTGCGCGGTTGAGTCGCTGTTCGAGTGACCCGGCATCTAAAATCTCCATCTTGTAAATATCAAGACGTTCGATAACTTGTTTTTCCGTCCATCCAGCTTGCGCTTTTAACCAAAATATCGCTGCGGATGTGTTGCCATCCATTGCTTGCTTAAACAACGACTTCGCGACCTGGGCGTTTGCTTTTGCTTTTCCCGTATCTAGCTCAGATCGGTAATATTTCAAAAGCGTTTTTATGCTTATGTTAATGATCTTGCACAGATCGTGATGAGGAACGCCGACCGCAGCATACGCTTCAACTTCGGCGCGGCTCCGATTGTCTGGCTTGTGCGATTTATTGGACACGCCGTTCTCCCGCTATTTCGTCAAATGTACGGGCTTCGCCCTCTAGCGTCGCTTGCTTGCCGGTGAAATCCTGCCAGCGTTGCACAATCACGTCGCAATATTTCGGGTCAAGTTCCATCAGTCGCGACTCGCGTCCGTTCTTTTCGGCTGCAATGCACGTTGTGCCACTGCCGCCAAAACTGTCAAGAATGATATCGCCGCCCTTCGTGTTGTTGAGCATTTGATACTCAAACAACGCCACGGGCTTCATCGTCGGGTGATCTGTTGAGCGCGATGGCCGATCAAACTCAAGCACAGTTGTTTGTTTTCGATCAGTAGCCCACAAGTGTCCAGCGCCGTCTTTCCACCCGTACAGGCACGGCTCATGCTTCCAATGGTAATCCTGTCGACCCATTACCAATGTTTGTTTTTTCCACACAAGGCATTGTCTAACTTTCCAACCTGCATCTCTGCAAGCGCCGCGAAAGTTATATCCCTCTGAGTCGGCGTGCCATATATAAAATACAGCGCCAGCCTTCATGGATGTGTCGGCGGTGACAAACGCGTCTCTAAGGAAAGACCGAAACTGATCGTCCGACATACTGTCGTTTTCTATCTTAAGCGCATCCTTGGTTTTACCGACATACGCAACATTGTATGGTGGATCAGTAAGCCACATGTCGCATGGCCGACCATTGACCAAGCGTTCCATATCGGTGATCGCAGTAGAGTCCCCACACATCACCCGGTGCTTACCCAGAAGCCACACATCGCCCAACACCGTCACCGGATCAACCGGCGGTTCTGGCGTGTCGTCTGGGTCGGTTAACCCTTCTTCCAGCGGATCGGCCAGAAGCCGTTCCAGTTCTTCGTCGGTAAAGCCGACGATGGACAGATCAAATTCGTCGTCCTTCAGCGTGTCCAGTTCCAACCGCAATAGATTTTCATCCCAGCCCGCGTTCGTGGCGATCTGGTTGTCGGCGATTACCAACGCGCGCTTCTGTGCCTCGGACAGCCCGTTAAGCTCGATGGCCGGTAGCTCCGCTAGGCCCTCGGCCTTCGCGGCCAACACGCGGCCGTGTCCGGCCACGAGGCGCCCGGTTTCGTCGACGAGGACGGGGTTCGTGAACCCAAACTCGCGGATCGACCGCCGGATCTGCTCAATCTGCGCCGCCGAATGCGTCCGGGGATTGTTTTCCCACGGCTTCAGCGAATCAATGTCGACCCTTTTATAGGCGTGTACATTCACGACTCCCCCCCGTCTTTGATTACGCTACAGAAGATGCTAACGCAGCGTCAACACCAGCCTGAAACAGCGCCCTAATCGCGTGCGCGTGGCTATAAGCGGCGGCCGACTTGTACAGCAGCTCCAACGCCTCATCACTGATCAGGTCTTTGCTGTCCATTACGAGCGCGTTTTGTTGGCAGACGGTTTTTCGTATTTCGTTGGCTTTTTCATTGCCGGAGTTTCTTTGTGCATCGGCTGCTTCATTTTCTTAGCCATCTTTGGCTTGAACTTGTGTGCTGAGTCGGCGCTCATTTCAGGTGTCTCCGTGGTAATTGGACATCGCGTTATAACCGCTCAACGAGCCGTAAGGCGATTTTGTGCGCCGGGTGTACAGCTCAAGGCGGTGGGGTAAATTTTTGTTATGCCTATTCAGGATCGTGGCGTCCAAATCGTAGTCCCCAGTTATAAATGGGGTTTGACGCCAGCCCTCGGGCGCACATTTGTGCGTGGGATAATGATGACCTTTCGGCGCTTTCATGCATTTGCTCCAACAACTTCGTCGTGCTGACGCCTTCAACCCTGCCGCACTGATAAATTTCCGGGCCTTCAAAGACCGGTTCACCGACAGGCAGATGCTTCCACCCTATCCTACGGTAAAAGATTGGTAAAGCCCCGTGATCGTAACCTTTGAACAAAATCTGTGGCCGAATCTGCAAAAGTAACTTTTGATCGTCTCCTTCGAACGGGATTACGGCAATCGGGGTCAACAGCTCCCAACGCGGTTTTAGTCTGGCTAAATCTTCATGCCAGCGCTGAATTGACCAAAACCGGTTGGCCCAGTTCTGAATCGGTCGGGTCGGTCCTTTTAACCGCATGACCGACGCATCACTGTTCAGAGCAACGGTCAGGTGGTCGCAATTCGCCAGCGCCTCGGCCAACATCAGTTTGTGACCCTCGTGCAGCAGGTCGAAACAGCCGTTTACCAACCCCGTTTTCACAGCAACGCCCGCAGCTGGTCAGCCGAGC